AATATTTTCAGCGTCTTCCGTGTTCACCCGCATCAGCATAACGCGGTATTTCTTCCAGGCGATAAGCTGGCTTGCCTCATCATCTGTCGCTATTCCTAAATCGTCCGCATCCTGCAGGGGCTGAATAATCGTATCGGCTTCAGCCCTCAGCCTGCTGCGCTTGTCTTCTGCCTGTCTGATAAGTTCATCTGCTGTCGGTAGTGGCTGCTCAGTCAGGCATGGTCGCAGGTCAGCACCGCAGGCAATCAGCTTCCCTTTTGCCTGCCCGGTAAGCAAGTCGGCCCACTCTGTTTCAGTAATATTAACCGCATCATCTGGGATCACTTTATTGATAGCGGTATCGTAAAAAGCGTTAATTGATGGTGAATACTTTTTCATTTAGTGTCCTATCGCCATCCACCAAACCCCCTGCTGCGTAGTATCCGGGCCGGTATTTGAAAGAGAAAAAGAAGATTTATCCCGAAACTGCACACCTACGCAGTATTCGCCTTTAAGCGGAATCGAAGATCCCTTATTTGCAACAACCGTAAACCCACCTGTTGGAAACGCGACAGGCAGCGTAACCACCGTTGTTGACTGCTGCGCATAGCTGCCAAAACCCCACTGTAAAATCAGCCCGCTCGGAAATTTGCAGTATCCGTTTCCGCTTCTCACGATTGAAAAGAAACTCATATCTGGCAGTTGCCCGGCACCGTTCCCGACGGTCTTTTTTGCCGCGTCGCCTAAACCGAGGTTTTTGAGAAGCTCAGCAATCAGCCCGGCGTCTTTGATTTCTGCCAGCGCATTCGCTGTCTGCAGGTACTGGTCATGCGGGTTTTCAGCCGCAATATGATCCACCAATAATTTATCGGCGTACTGGCGAACCGTCAGGATACTTTCATCCACATACTTCCGCGTTGCCAGCACTACGGACGGGTCAATCTTCAGGGTGATGGCGTCGGTGCTGTTGATGATCAGAATCATGCGCACGGTCTGTGTGCGTCCGCTGCCCTCCTGCAGCGCGGGCTTGTAGGTTTCCGGCGTGTTACACACTGCAATCAGCGTGCCGTCCGCATCAAACAGCCCCATTTCCCGGATCCAGAATCCGCCCTCCGTTTCAGGGATCACCTGCTCAGCAATCACCTGGCTGGCATTGGCCGCATCAATGCTCAGCGAATTGATAGCGGCGCGGCGCACCTCCTTAACCAGCTTTGTCTGGCTGGCGTTCGGCGTCGGCAGCGTGCCGCCGCCGTCGCCCACAGCCATCTGTGTGATGTTCAGTTTTGTGCCGAGCGCGGCAGCGTTGGCAATCTTCGCCGCGCCCAGGTTGGTTACGATCGCATAGTATTTTTGTGTCATGGTCCCACTTCCATCAGGTCAATAACGTGTACCGCCGCGCCGCCATAAGCCGCGCCGCTGACGGAGATAATTTCCGGGGTGTACGGGTAAACGGTCAGGTCATCACCGTCATAGCTGGCTGCTGCCATGCGTGTTTCGCCGCTGACCTGCAGGTTGATGGACATTCCAAGCAGGTGACGGCTGCAGGGTTTTGCATCGCTGATCAGCCGCTCAAGCTCCTGATATGTTTCTTCAGTAATGCCCTGGTCCTGCACGCCAATGTCCAGCCGGAACGTGCCGGGCGGCTCATTGGTTTTCCACCACTCAATAACCCGGATCAGGAAGCCGAACGGCTCCACCACGCGGCGGATGGCGCTGATGGTGCCTTTGTGCTGATGAATATAAAACGCATCGCTCACCACCTGCCGTTTGACGCTCTCAGCCCAGCTTTCGTCCCAGCGGTCCACTGAAAAGGCCCAGGCCAGATAGGGCAGAAAGCTCACCGGGCAGGTGGCCGGGTTCCAGAGGTCGCGCAGCGGCACGTTCAGCCCGGAAATCCCGCTGCACGCCTGCGCTAAACGGCGCTCCAGCGCAGACGAACCGGGCGGCATCAGGCTGCTGTTGCTCATGTCACCCCCTGATCGCCCGCCACGGAAATGTCCGTACCGGTGCAGTAACCCGCCTGCGTGCGGTCCATGATGATGTCCTGCGCCGGTTCGGTGATTTCCACCCAGTCCACACCGGCCACACGCATCACCGCCCCGTAGGACTCACGCCGCACGCTGCGCCCCAGCTTTTTCTGTTCAGTAAGGTAAGCCGCCAGATTAGCGTTTGCCGCCTCAAGGCAGGGACCGGCGGCCACGCCGTCGAACAGGTGCAGCCTGGCCTTCACGCTGTAGTTGCGAATAGTTGCCCCCTGAACCATCACACGGTCGGCCACCGGGCGCACGCTGTCGGCGCTCAGTGCTGTGTCCACTGTAGTCAGCAAATCCGCTGCCGCCGTGCCGTCGCCTTCGCGACTCAGGACAGTGATCAGTACTGTCGCCGGTGACGGGCTGATGGCGGACACGTCCTGCACCCGGCCATCGGCGCTTTTAGCGTGAAACTCATACGCGCCCGTCGGTCCGGCCACGCTCAGCCCCTCAAACGCCTCCGGCACGCGGACGCGCAGTGCGTCGTCTGATTCCATCACTGCATCCACCGGCGGCACCGCGTCGGGATTCGCAGGCGTAATGGTCAGCCGCTTCACGTTATTGCGGGCGGCCTGCTGGTCCAGATCGCTGCCGATTGCGTAGGCCACCATTACCGCCTGCGCCGCCTCATTGATGCGCTGACGCAACAGGATTTCGCGGTAGGTGTTTTCCTGCAGGCTTTTCACAATCGGCTCAGACTCCAGCGCCAGCACGCGGCGCATGGCGGCCTGTTCATCCGCCGGATAAAGCGCAATCAGCACCTCTTTGCGCTCAGCCAGCAGCGATTCAAAGTCCGGCACCTCAATAATCTGCGGTGCGGGCAACTGGGAAAGGTCAATTACTGCCACTGTTCACCCCCGTTGGTACAGACATAGCAACCGGCGAACCGTCATCCCGCTGGCCGTTCAGCTCAACCACCATAGAGCCGTCAAAGTCGCTGGTAAGGTTTACGGTGCTCAGCCTCACGCGAGGTTCCCAGCGGCTGATGGCGACATACGCTGCCGCCATTACCTGCAGGCGGATCACGTCGTTCTGTGGCTGGTCAATCAGCACCGACAGCAGCGAACCGTAATCACGCCGGGCGATGCGGCTGCCTTCCGGGGTGATCAGGATGTCGCGCATGCTCTGCCGGATGTGATCGATGTCGGTAATGGCTTCGCCGGTGTCGCGGTTCATGCCGAGATACATCATTGCGGGCCTCCTGACATATCGCCGCCACTCTTAACTTTGTCGTGTAAGTGCTTATCAGCAATCACGCCGTTAGAACTCATTGAACCGCCGCCGTGTGTCACATCGCCGTTCATCGTGGTGTCACCGTTGATCCGTGTCTGGCTGGCCTCTATCCCCAGCACATCGGTGATCAGCTGAATGCCGTCCGCCGCTTCAATGCGCACGCTTTTGATGTTTTTTATCAGCAGCTGGCCGGTTTCCGGCTCGTACTGAAACCAGCCGCCATCCTTAAACACGGTGGTGGAGCCGTCTTTCGAGTAGTCTGGCGGCGGGAAGGCTTCGGAATAAATAGCGGGCAGTGCAAAGGCGGTTTCAAGATTGCCGCCCAGGCTCAGCAGTACGACCTGTTCCCCGACGGTGGGCTGCCACCATGTGCGGGTGCTACCGGCGCGCAGGGTGAGCCAGTTAATCCAGTTGGTTTCGAGGTCGCCCGTTTTCACCCGGCACAGCCAGTTAACCGGATCCACTTCGGACACGGTGCCGGTGCGGATCAGGTTGGTGATAAGACGCATGATTTCGGTGAGTTTTGTGTTCATAATGACAATATGATCTTTTTGAACACACAAAGGAAAGTATTTAACTTGTATGAGATTTCATACAAAAAAGTGATAAAAAATTCGATTCAGCAATCTTGCTATAATTTAAATCAGCAATACATTAAAAGTTAGAAACGATAAAGGATTTTATAAGCAAGGCCTGCTTGATAGTGAAAAATGCAGGCCTTGTTTTTAATTCAATTGAAGTCGAACTCGGCCTGTATTTTTTTATTATAATTTTTCGGCCCCGTTAAAACATCTCTGACGCCTCTTGCTACTGCTTCCGCTAATTTGCATGGGACAGCATTACCGATCTGACGCCACACAGATGACTGCTTTCCATAAAAATCATAATCAGCAGGAAATGTCTGTATCAAAATAGCTTCATCAATAGTAAGCCTACGAAGACGTTTCGGTACATCCATCATAGGTTTTGGGAGACCGCCGACCATCAGATAAGCATGATATTCTTCAATGTAACTATCTTCATGTTCGTACAAATGGCTTTCATCAATAATCGGTGTTCTATTCCCTCCCATTGAAGCTGCAATTGTAGATGCATAACCATCAGGATTAATTGGCCTGCCTTGCCCATTAAACAGCATGCCTGCATATGGAGACTTTCTCAGTACTGGATTTGACGCATTTGTAATACGTGCATTACAAATCCTTATATTATGACCAGTACCTGCTTTTCCCAAAGGTCTTATAACCTCACCAACGGTTGGTGATATGGCAATATATTTATTTATAGCATCTTCGATTCTATTGGCGCAGTCTTCATCTTTAAATCCAATAAGGAACATACGTTCTCTATTTTGAGGCACTCCAAAATATTTAGAGTTAAGAATAAGCAACTTTGTTGTGTAACCTAGATTTTGTGCAGTAATAAATAACCGTTTCCGTACAGCTTCGAATTTTGAAAGTGTAGCAAGAGCTTTAACATTTTCCATCACAAAACATTTTGGATGTGTTAGCTCTACTGCATGCATAAATGACCATATAAGTTGGCTTCGTGGATCATTAGCATCCATTTTACCAGCCACAGAAAAACCTTGGCACGGTGGCCCACCGAAAATGCAATCTACACTGCCAATCGCTTTTATTTTTTCAAAATAATCATCAATATTCCCACAATCGATCGGGCTTTGATGATTGAGTTGGTACGTGGCGCACGCATCCTTATCGATATCATTTGCCCAGACAGCTTTGAAACCCGCTGTTGAGAAACCGACATCCATACCTCCAGCGCCAGTGAACAGACTTATTGAAGAAAAATCACTCATCACACCTACACCCTAAACATTCGATTTTGGAATATCTCTCATGCAAGGTGACTATCAAACGCTCTTTAAGCTCAAGTCCAACCTACCCAGATGACGAGACGATTATCTACTATACATGATCATCGATACAGGTGCCTAGTTCAGCTTCTTGTTAAGTTGCGTAGAGATACTAAATTATCTCAAAGCATATTGGCGGAAGAATTAGGACTTTCACAATCCGATATTTCGAAAATTGAAAACCATGAAAGGAGGCTGGACGCTCTGGAGCTTTTTGAATATTTAGAGGTTATTTCAAAATACTCAGGAACCCCAGCGAATAAACTATGGAATAGCATTTATGAAAGTCTCAATAAATCATGATGAAGCATATAGCATTATATTAGAGGCTATTGAAGAAGCCAAAAATATTACTAAACCTCTGACTCCACATGCAGATTTAATTGAAGGAGTCATTTTAGGCACTCATTTAACTTACCGATATATTTTGGTAACAGGCTTATTAGCAAAGGCAACTAATGAGTTAGCAAACCCGTTAGCCTTGCAAGCTAACGCCGATATAGATGGTGCATACGATGCACGTAGCCTCTGTCATGCTGTTATAGTCGGCCGTGTTGAAGAGAAATACCTTCAAGGTCGCTTAGGTGCATCAAATGAGCCATTTCTCAACAAGCCTGCGCGTTATACAATTCATTCTGTTGCTAATCCAGCACGAAAGGGTTATGACAAACAAATACAAAAAAAATTATTTGACCTCCTCTGTATAGCATCAAATAAAAAACTAGCTTATAAGATGCTGGTAGATACTATGTACTTCACATTGAAGAGGAACAACAGAGCAATCACCCCTCCGACCGGTCAATCCTTTGATTTTACATGCTTTATCAACAAAATTCTTTCTTTAGGTATAGATGGTGAAACATGTGCAATCACTGCATCCCTCGCCTTAAATATACTTGCTGAAAAAAATGAATGGCAAGTTATTACTCATCCTGTTAACCAAGCCGGCACTTCATCAAAAGAAATATTAGATATCGACGTATATAAAGGAGGAATCCCCATAATGTCCATTGAAGTCAAAGACAAAGACTTTGGTTACAATGACGTTAACCATGCTATACACAAAGCTAGAAATTCAGGCGTACATAACGTAATTTTTATTAAAGGTGTTAAGTCCATACTTATGGATAGAACCGAAGAATCTGCAGTTGAAGCTGCCGGAAAAATGGGGGCACTACTTACATTTATTAACGTGAAAAGTTTTGCCCTAACATGCTATGCCATAAACGGTGGACTTGAGCTGGATAGCATAACTGCTCATTTAAATATCATTTTAAAAAGCATTCGTGCTAAAGATGCTACTGTTAATCATGTTAGCTCCTCCTTAGAGTAACTTTGGAAAATTTCAATTTAAAACGTTTTAAACGAAATCAATTGATGAGCCAGCGCAGCAATGCTTCCTTTACCATAGTTTCAGCTTCTTCATTCATGCCAAGCAGTGGACGTGCGGCATACTTTATTTTTTTACCGCCTTGGCTTACCCGGTCCCGTAGACCGTAGTGATGGACGCGGGCCAGCTTCTGCACCGCCGGAACAAAAGCAACCTCTGCGGCGTCTGCATCTGCCTGCGTCTTGAGATACTTTGCCGTTTTCAGCTTCGCGAACATGCCGCGACGGATGCGGCCCTTTTTGCTGCGGGCGCTGACGCGGCGCGGCTCCCATGCGGTGCCGTCCGGGGAACGTTGTGCTGTGATGTTTGCCTGCTGAATGCGGCGCAGGTCGCGCGCCACCTCGCGCAGCATCTTTTTCCGGGCCGCCGGTTCCAGCTGCGAAAGCAGCGCAGCCAGCCAGGCGTCAACCTCATGCAGTTCAGCCATGATTCACCGTCCAGAATTCCTCCGGCGCGTCCGGTTCCGCCACCGCTACAATGCAGGCTTTGCCATCCTCTTCAGTCACGATCACGCGCTCGGTCAGCTTCAGGTCCATGCTGATGTCACAGCGGTCATTCGCCAGAATATCGACCTCAAACGAAAACAGCTTTTCGCGCGCCTCACTGTTCTGCAGCGCGTCGGGCTGGTTTTCCTGCAGCCACAAAAGCACCGGGGCCATCAGCAGATTCTGGTCGCCGGTGAAGTCGGTGATCACCACGTTCAGGGTGTAGCGATACTCCCACGACAGGGACGCGGCGGATGTGGCGACCAGCTGGCCGCTGTCCACGAACAGGTGCAGGCGGTCCGGGTTTTCGGCCACGTAAGGGACCGACTTATTCAGGGCGCTGCGTAAGGACTGCGGCTTGTTCATCGTCTTTTTCCTGACAGCTTAAGATGGTATCGACCTTACCGGCACACGCCGCCCAGGCGGCCTCCGTTTCGTCCAGCAGGGCAAGAAGGTCGCCGTTAGTGCGCGGCGCTGCCGGGTCCAGCTGGCAGCGGGTGATTTTCGGACAGCCACTCACGGTAAGATTCACCTCCTGCGAGGGCCGGTCGCTGGCGCAGCCGGACAACAGGATCAGGCAAAGCGGTATCGCTCCAGCGGCGAAGGTCTTCATTTTCACGTTTCAGTTCCTCAATCTTTCGCTGCCGGTCGCGCAGCAGCTGGCCGTTGCGTTCGGCGGCGGCGTAAAGCTGCGTCTGTGCCTGGCTGTTGGTCTGCGTCAGGATGTTCAGGGCAATCAGCTGGCTGTTTTTCTGGCTCAGCTTTTTTCCCTGAGTTTCTATGACTGCCTCATGTGCGTGAATCTTCTGATAGGCGTTGTGCAGGTTCCACGACTGCCACAACACAATCCCCAGAAAGAAAAGAACCATCACGATGATGTTCTTCATGTGCTCAGACTCCCTTAAGGCACCATGCCAGTTCACGCCCGCGCCGGTTATCCAGCCCCTGATTAAATACGCCTTTCACGTACACCCAGCGCGGCAGCTGATAACACGCCTCGCGCCACTGGCCCTTTTTCAGCAGCGCCACCATCGTTGAGCCGCAGACGTTGCCGGTGCCGACGTTGAACGCCAGCGACACCAGCGCGTCATAAACCTGCTGCGGCATGGAGATCGCCACGCAGCGCGCCAGTGCCGCCTCGGTGCGTAACACGTTGGTGATGAAATTCCCCGCCGCCTGCCGTTCCGTGATGGACCTGCCCGGCACCACGCCGGAGGTGTTGCCGATCCCGTCGGTCCACTTCCCCGCGCTGCACTGGTACGGCTGCAGGCGACACCCCTCATAGTCGGCAATGAGCCGCAGCCCTTCCGCGGAGGTGTGCAACTGCTGAAAACCGGGCAGCGTGGCGGCCAGCGCCAGCACCACGCCCACGGCGCAGCGCTTAACGATCTGCAGATTCATATTCCTCCCGTGTGATGCGCCCGCTCAGCAGCAACTGATAGGTTTTGTGTTTGTAGTACCAGCTGATAAGCGCCATCAGCAGGCCGATGAATACCCCGGCCACGGTGGACATGTCCTTCAGGTCCATGCCGCCCAGCCACGCCATCACTACCGCCATGCACCAGGTGATAAAGGTGCTGATTTTTTCCCACATGATTCAGTCCCAAAGCTGGACGGCCTGCACGGTGGCCGTCGTTGTCACGTCCGGCAACTCCACCTCCAGCCCGTGCGGTAAGAGGGGGCCGTGCTCCGCCAGCCCCGGATTTGCCTGCAGTACCTGTTCCGTCATCCCCTGCGTGCGCCCGTAGTGACGCCAGCAGAGTGCGTCCACCGTGTCATACTGCTGCGCACGCACTTTCATCAGATAAGCTCCACGGAGCAGTGCGGCATGTCCTGCACGCGGCTGATGGCCCAGCGCGCATCGCGCCACAGGTCGCCGCTGGCATCATTCAGTTCTTCGCCGCGCTTCGCGGCTGTCGCGGTGGCGTCAAAGTCCTGATAGCGCTCGTTCAGCACCGCGCGCGTCCAGCACCACACCGCATTCATGTAGTGATGCAGGCGCACGCTCTCACCGGCCAGCTTCTCCGCCGGAACGTCGGCCAGGCCGTTATGACCGGCCAGCTCCTGCCGCTCACGCCACGGATAAAGCTCCGCGTTAACTTCCGCCATTGCGGTCAGCACCACCTGACGCAGACGCTCCGGCGTCACGGTGCCGTCAACGCGCATGACGCTGCGGAACTTCGCCAGATCAACGTCGGGCCAGAATGAGTTATTGGGGATAATGTCCGGCGCTGCCGTCGCCTTCTGTGGCGCGATAAATTCCATTGCTCTGTTACTCCTGAATAGGTGGGCGGTGGACGGGGTTTTGATGCGGCGCTGCCTGTCGCCACCCCGTGCCGCCCCGC